ATTGATTGTTTTTATCATATGAGTGTACATAACCAATGTTTACTTGTTCATTATAACTGGTATTGTTTATAACATAATTGAATGTATTTGCATTCAATGAAGTTTGAAATACAATGTCATTTAAATTACCTACTCCGCTATAGCTAATAGGTAAGTTCAGTACTGGATCTAATGGATTTGATCCCAATAGATACTCAAATAATGTGCAACCTTTGAAATCACTACCAGGATAGTATTCTTGATCACTTAAACTGTTACCATTTTTATCAAACAAATCAAACAAAGGTGATTGATTTACTGTTTGTTTTTCTTGGCAATTTAACCACTGGTTACCATCAAAGTAAAAACTATAGCCTGCATTTGATTCACCTCTAGATACATGTACATTGTCTAAGTATTCGATATTACCATCGAATGCAACACTCAATGTTATGATTTGTTTGTTGTTGATAGTTGCTACATGGCAAGTATATATTTTATTTCTAACATTGATATCGTTGTCTGCAGCAAAAACAACTCTAGCACCATCAAATAGTGCACTTGTTGGGCCATCAGGATAATATACATTTAATGATCCACCTGCTATAGTAGACAATGCATTTGGAGTAATATTGTCAAAATAATCGATTGTATCTTTACCATTGATTCCATGATCAAATAATCTTAGATTAGGATAGAATTCAATGATAGGACGTTTTGCACGATTTGTGGTACTGGCTAGTGCAGCGCTTGCAATAGGACTAATATTATTGTTGTTAGCAATTGTTTTTAATACATCAACATGAAACCAACAATTGCTACGACTCCATGCATTTTTGTCACGTGAGTTACGATTGATTGTTATATAGTCTTGAACGTTAGGCAAGTCTTTACTATTATCAAATGGTGTTGTACCAAAATATGCCTCATCAAAAGGTTGATCAATATACTGACCAAACGGTTCTGTTACAATTTGCTGACTACTAGGTATTAAATTAATGCTAGTGCCTACTCCTTCAACATAATAACTATCATTCAAATAATTTTCTGGATATACTGACCCAGTAAAAGTAACTCTTAATCCATTACTAAATGTAATACCATTTGGGCTTACATAATTTGTGCTACCTAATATATCATTTACATTTAATACACTACTAAAAACATCATCAACCAATTTAATGATACCGTATTTTTTATCATTGGTGCCATCGACATAATACAATGTGTTTAGATTTGATGTGATTTGTGGCAATAGTATAATTTCACCAACTGCATTTTTAACAAAACTTTTACCAATAAACTGTTTACCTGAATTAGCATCAATGCGAATTTCTGTTGGTATTGATGTATAAGCAGTCAATTGAATTAAAAACTGTAAAGGATCACTTGTTGGTACATAATTAATTCTATATAGATTTTGATTGAGAATACTACCATCTACTGAACTAGTAGCGTTTGGATCTTGACCATAGAACATCAATAGTTTATTCTCTAAATCTGTTACACCATCAATAGCAAATACATACTGTCCATTGACTTGATTAAAATCTAATGTAGTAACTACATCTATAGTTATGCCCACTGGATAGCGATATCCATCTTCTGCATCTGCCATTGGTACTGTAAATGTCATCACAGAATTTGGCACGCCGTTATTGGTGACTCCGTATATTTCTCTTGTGCTTACATTTGTTTTTGTAGGATCTACACCACTGATGCCAGGCATAGTTTGAATATAAAAGGGTGTATCTTGATTAACTAGAAAAGTATAAGTACCACCGCGGACTAGTGTTATTTCTGGATTTCCAACAATAGGTGTTGCACCATTGATTGAAAAATCATATGTATTAGGATTGTTGATAATAGTATATGTGCTATCTAGTAACAACTTTTCTGTTGTTATGTTTACACTTTCAGGACCTGTTGGGATCCAATAGTATTGTCCATAATTAATAATTTTATCTAAATCAACAAAACTATCCCAACTATAAAATTGATTATTAAAAAGTTTGTTATCACTGACATTAATTCCACTCTCAGTTCTAAGTGCATCAATGATGCCAGGATAGGTAATTAAATCTATTGCCTGACTGGTACCAGTTTTTTGAAATACAACACTGGGTTCTAATTGATAATTGTTTCTAACACTATCTGGTTCTACGAGATATGTGTCTGTGCTTTTTACTCCGTAACCAAACTTACTACCAATAAAACCTTGCACTTTTTTAAAGTCAGGCTGTTGGACAAGTTGATCCAATGTTGCATTTAAAAATAATTGGTTGGTACGTGTTTGAAAAATTTCTGGTAAGAAATCAATCGTTCTAGTTCTTGTTACCATGTGTTAAACTCTTATCCTGTTTGTAATACGCTAGGTGTAAGTGATGAGATAACAACAATATCTGTTGCAACCGCACAATTTACAAAAATCTCATAAGGTGCACTACGAATTTCATACAAATCACCAAATACTAAGTTTGGATCTTTCGGTACTAATACAACACTACTAACATAGTCACCTAATACGCTGTGCAAGTATGCACTCAACTCACTAAAATAAAATGTATCACCAAAGTTCCAATTTTCTATACTGAAATAATTGTTAATTTCTAATAATACACTTGTTGCAATTTCACTGTCACTCGCAGTACTGCTAGCATTTCTAATCACTTTAATTGTGCCTTGTAGACTTGGGTCTGCTTTAGCCCCAAACAAGGGTTTAAACTGAACACTATTCATAATGATATTGTCAGTGAGCATTTTAAAGTTATTTAAGTTACTATAAGTTGTTGTTAATTCTTCTAATGTGGGTACCGGAGGTTGTGTAACAGTACCTGTAGTGTCAGTTATATAATTTGTATATGCAGTATAATATCCACTTGTAACCAAATACAAATCAATAATATTTGTAGTAGCAGGATTTATACGTGTTGTATCCCCAGATACATGTTGATATTGAAAATACAAACCTTGACGACCTGTTCTCGCACTATATGTGGTCAATTCTTGCACAGTATACACAGTTCCATAAGTTGCACTTTGTGCACTTGTATAAAATTTATCTTCAAATGGTGCATAGAATACAGTATTAACTGGGAATTGATATTTAACAACTTCAATGTCACTTAATGTACCATATTGATAAACTATTTCACTTGTAGGAATCATTACATAACGTGATAACAAATTAGTATCAGTAATTTGTTGTAAGAAAACAAAGTATTGATAGTTGCTATTACCTGATGTATAGTTGGTAACCTTAGTAAAGAAGTCCGGATCACGAATAACATCAGTTAAACTGCCATTCATTGTACTTACTTCAACACTATAGTCATCTGGATAGCCATCACTTTCTTTTGGCTGCCCAACAACATATAATGTTATATCATTGAACAATGGACTATTACTGATTGGTTGACTATTACTTTTTAATATAGTAATTGTATCTTGCATTACTTTTCCACTTAGTGGATCATAAATTACTTTGCCTTGATCATATGCAAAACGAACTTCTTTTGCACTTGCAAAATAATATGCAGTACTATTGTATGTTACTAAATAATTACCACTCCCTAAACTTTGAAATGTTACAAAAGCGGAATTATCTTCATATGTACTCAGGCTCCAGCGTGTTACATTTGCACCTAAAGTATTGTTGTACACCAATGAAAAATTATTATTTAAATTAATTTGTTGTATTGCTTCTTGTACTACTGTAGTTCCAATTACGTTCGTAAATGAAGGTATTACTGTAGTAATTCTACAACCATTTGGTACATATGAACTTAATACAACTGGTCCTGTGCCATTGCTTAAATTACCATATCCATTGTTAGCACCGTCACCGTTAACACTTACTACATTAGTCCAAATATAAACTATATCACTAGGGCCAGGCAATCCTTCTACTAACAAATTGTTTTTATCAAAATAGTATCCTGCCGGAGGAACAAATCTACACAACGCACCTTCAGTTAAGTATTGTACATACCCGGAGCTATTAACACCTATACTCACTGGGCCATTCTCTGTGTAAAAGAAACCAGTTGTTTGCTCATTGTCTCTAGTTGTTTGATTCCAATAGTACACGCTTGCTAAGTCTGTAACTTGAAAATTAACCCATGGATAGTGTTGAACATAATATTGTTGTGCACGATGACCACCTAATATTGTTGCCAATGTACCAGTAAAGAAACTAATGATATCACTACTACCAGTTGATGTGAAATTGACAAACCCTGAGGTCTCATCTACATATAACCCACCATCATCTGCAAAATCATTTGTACTAGAATACTTTGCACTTGGATCTAATAAATCATAGTTACGACTTACACCAACACTCACACGATTAAGTGCTTTACTTTTAATGATTGAATTGTATAATGTAAAAGGAAAACTATTATAG